TCAATAACAATCCTAACTCAGGTCAGATAGAAAAACTAAAAGCACTTTGTGAAAATATTTTACAGCCCGTACGTGATCATTTCGGCAGAGTAAAAGTAACGTCAGGATTCCGTAGTGAACAGCTGTGCCTAAAAATAGGTAGCTCGATCAACAGCCAGCATGCAAAAGCAGAGGCTGCGGATTTTGAATGTATGGGAACAGATAATGCTGAATTGGCTGATTGGATCAACCAAAACTTAGACTATGATCAATTGATCCTTGAGTTCTATACTCCTGGTGAGCCAAACAGTGGGTGGATACATTGCAGCTATACACCTGACCAACCAAGAAAACAATTCTTGCATGCATACAAATCAGAAGGTAAAACAAAATACAAACCAATAATAGGAAAGGCAAAAGATTTAGTATAATGGCAATAACAAGATCTCAAATGACAAAGCAAGTAGAAGGTCAATTACGTGGCGCAAAAGACGAAAAGAAAAAAGAAAAAAAGGTTAAAAAATATAAACCCCTTAAAAAAAATCCTCTTAGCAGGACATTTACTGTTTAGGCAAAGAGTGGTACAATCTAAGAAGTTGTACAACCGAAAAAGGCTTAAACATGACAAAACTATGTGCTAGAGGCAAAGCGGCCGCTAAAAGAAAATTTAAAGTTTACCCGTCTGCATATGCAAACGCATACGCTAGTAAAATTTGTGCAGGTAAAATTAAAGACCCATCAGGAACTAAAAGAAAAGATTGGGGACCTAAAAAAGCTAGTAAAGGTGCAGATATAAAAATTAAAAAAGTTGCAAAAGCTTTACACAAAGCATCAGGATTACACAAAAAACAAGCTAAAACATTAGAATCAATAAAAGCTAGTAAAGGAGCTTATACAGGTTCTTATATGAAAAGCGAGATTGCTGGAGAACCTGTGTCTAATGAAAGTTTAGTCTCATACTATGGAGACATGATAGATGTCTAGTCGAGGAACTTGTTGGGAAGGATACGTTCAAAAAGGAATGAAGAAAAAAGGAGGACGAATGGTTCCTAACTGTGTACCCGCAGGTATGAAAAAAGGTGGACTTAAAGAATGGTTTCAAGAAAAGTGGGTAGATATTGGAGCAAAGAAAAAAGATGGTAAGTTTCAGGAGTGTGGAAGAAAATCAGCTTCTGGTTCTAAAAGAAAGTATCCAAAATGTGTTCCACTTGCAAAAGCTAGAGCTATGTCTAAATCACAACGATCATCAGCTGTAGCAAGAAAGAGAGCTGCAGGTAATACAGGACCAAAACCAACTAATGTAAAAACAATTGCTACAGCAAGCATGGGTGGCATGGCAGATTATTATAGAGGTATAGTTTAATGGCTTACGATTACGCAAAAAAATATTATAAAAATGCAAGTCCAGCAAATAAAAAAAGATTTAACGAAATCGTAGATGATTTACGAATAGATATGTCTTTAGATTCTGCTGTTAGTGAAGGATTAAGAAAAATTAGAGAAGAAATTAGAAATACATCTGGAGGCAAGAAATTTACTTCTGGAGGAGATATTCATTTAGATGATGATGGTACTTTACCACTAAAACAAAAAACTAAAACAGATCCGATTAAAGGTGGTAAAACTCCTTCAATACCTGTTAATGATTTTATGAAGTATCAAAAGTACAAAAAGAAAATAATAAAGACAGCTTCTACAGGTGGTATAATACTAACTAAAGATAATTACTATAAGGATTTATTATAATGGCAAGTTCTGGAACTACAGCATTTGATTTAAACATTGATGAGATTATAGACGAAGCTTACGAAAGATGTGGTGTGTCTACAGAATCTGGTTATGATTTAAAAAGAGCAAGAAGAAATTTAAATTTATTATTATCTGAATGGGGTAATAGAGGATTACATCTTTGGAAAGTAAAAAACAAAGAACAACTTTTAACTGCAGGAACATCTCAATACGCAACTCCAAGTGACTGTAGCGATGTATTAGAAGCTTACATATCTACAGGAACAGGTAATGGACCAACAATAACAGATGTATCTTTAACAAAAACTGACCGATCTAATTATGCTGCATTACCTAACAAAGGTGCTACAGGTCAGCCATCACAGTATTATGTAGATAGACAAATCACACCACAAATATATTTGTATCAAACACCAGATGCAACTACTTATACGTATTTAAAATACTACTACATTGGTAGAATTGAAGATGCAGGAGGATACACAAAAACTCCAGACGCACCTTTTAGATTTTTACCTTGTATGGTTGCAGGTCTTGCATACTATGTTTCTTTTTTAAAAGCTGCAGACAGAACTCAAATGTTAAAATTAGCTTATGAAGATGAAATGAAAAGAGCGCTAGATGAAGATGGTTCTAGAACTTCTTTATATATTTCACCACAAACTTACTTTGGAGATGGAGTATAATGGGATACGCATCAGGAAAACAATCTTACGCAATATCAGATAGATCTGGACAATCTTTTCCTTATAAAGAAATGGTTAGAGAATGGACAGGTGCATTAGTTCATATATCTGAGTTTGAACCTAAACATCCTCAAATAAGAAGAAAAACAGTTAAGGCAGATGCAATAGCTTTACAAAATTCTAGATCTCAAGATTTTAATTTAACTTCTGGAGGATCTAGATTTACAACAATTGATTTAACATTACCAGGTGAGTTTGCTTTTGAATCTTCAGGAATGCAACCTGATGATGGATCAGAGCAAAATAGAAAAAGACAATTAATTGGTATTTTAGGTAATGTTTCAATAAATAGTCCAACAAGTGAAAATCAAACATTTGTAACTACAGTTGCTACGGGAGAGTTATACCTAGGGGGTGGAGCTACCGGAAATGTTTATTACTTTGGAGGAGTAAGAAATATGTCTTTGAGTGGTCCTGTAGGTTCCGTAATTACCTTTGAACAAAATGATGGAACTAATGATAACCATCCATTAATAATAACTACAGATAGCTCAAGTCCAAATAGTAATATTGTTTCTTCAGGAATAGTTTGGTATTTAGATGGAACTGTATCGGAATCAAATTACGTAAACACAACAAACTTTAATGCTGCAACTACAAGATATGTTCAATGGACTCCGTCATCTACAGGAACTTACTACTTTGCTTGTTATGTCCATGGTATAGGTATGGGAGGGGTTATTACTATTTATTAATATGGCAATTACACACTCAAATTTTTTAACACAAGTAAGAAACTATACAGAGGTAGATTCTAACGTATTATCCGACACTATTATTGATCAATTTATCAGAGCTATTGAAGTAGATGTGGCAGGTAAAGTTGATTACGACGACCTTAGAAAATATGCTAACTCTAATTTTACAGCTGGTAATAGAGCTGTATCTATGCCATCTGATGCTATGATTTTAAGATCTATTGAACATATTGATTCAGGTGGTAACAGAACATTTTTAGAAAAAAGAGAAACAAGTTTTATATCAGAATTTAATTCAACAGGTACTCAAGGCACTCCTAAATATTTTGCTAATTGGGATGACTTTAATATTATTGTAGCACCTGTTCCAGCTTCTGCGGATACAGTTCAAATAAATTATATAAAAGATCCGCCTCATTTTAATTCTACCACGAATACTTTTTTATCTACTTATCAAGATCCCATGTTATTACATGGTGTATTAACAGAATGCTTTTCATATCTAAAAGGACCCATGGATCTGTACAACTTATACAAAAGCAAGTATGATGAAGAAGTACAAGCTTTTGCCTTACAACAAATGGGTAGAAGAAGACGAGGAGAATACGATAGTGGGGTACCTAGAGTTAAGATACCTTCACCATCACCATAAAATTAAAGGAGAAAAATTATGGCTATTACAACAAATGCAATCTGTGATTCTTTCAAAAAAGAATTACTACAAGGAAAGCATGACTTTGATACATCTTCTGACACATACAAGTTAGCGATGTACACAAGTTCTGCAACTTTAGGTAAATCAACTACAAACTACACAACCGGTAATGAAGTATCATCACCAAACTATTCAGCGGGTGGTAAGGCTTTAGTAAATCAAGGTGTGAAAGTTTCATCATCTGTGGCTATCACAGACTTTGCTGATTTATCTTTTCAAAACGTAACTCTTACTGCAAGAGGTGCTTTAATCTACAACACAACAACTGACGGTGGATCAAACACTACTGACGCTGTTGCTGTATTAGATTTTGGTGGTGACAAGACTGCAACTTCTGGAACATTTACAATTCAGTTCCCAGCTTTCACAACATCTGCTGCTATATTAAGATTAGCGTAATAATTATGGGAGCCCGATCTAGTGTCATACACAACATTTACTGTTACAGTATCTAATCCTGGATCGGGTAACCGATATTATATAGATGGAGCTTTACAAGCTACTGTCCCTTTGGCTTATGGAGCTACCTATCGTTTTGATCAATCAGATTCTTCAAACGCAACCCATCCTTTAAGATTTTCATTAACCTCTGATGGTACACACAACTCTGGATCAGAGTATACAACGGGTGTAACTTATGTTGGAACTCCAGGTCAAGCTGGAGCCTACACACAATTTGTTGTAACAGAAGTTGGTCCTCCAGCAACAATGTATTATTATTGTTCAAACCATCCAGGCATGGGTGGAGCTGCAAATCTAACAGCAAATTCTTGGGGTGGTTTATCTTGGGGTAGTGGTCCTTGGAGTGATCAAGGTCAAATTGATTTATCAGCTACAGGACAATCTTTAACTTCAAGTATTGGAAGTTTACAATCAGTAACAGGAGATGCTGATGTATCTCCAAGCGGTATTCAATTATCTTCATCACAAGGAACATCAGCAGGAGGAACTTCTGCATTAGTTCAAGTTACAGGAAATTTAGAGTCTTTAGGTGTAGGTCAAGTTACATCTGGAATTGGTGCATTAACGACAGGATCGTCAATGTCATCAAGTATAGGACAAATATCAATTGATGGAGATTTATTAACCGGAGAAGGTTGGGGTAGAGGAGAATGGGGAGAGTTTGCATGGGGAGATAATTTCTCAGTTCAAGTAACAGGGCAATCGTTAACTTCATCTATAGGAGATGAAACTGCATTTACGGACGGTAGTATTCCAGCTACCGGATCTCAAGCTAGCTTTACACAAGGTAGTTTCTCATTACAAATTGATGGAGACGTAATTGTACTCGCTGCAGAAGATCAATTAGATTTTACTATAGGTTCTAGTTCTTTATCTGGAGATGCAAATGTAGATGTTTCAGGAATATCCATGACATCCTCACAAGGAACAACTGTAGGTGGCTTAAAAACTCCTGTTGATGTGACGGGTATACAAGGCACTTTTAGCCAAGGTAATATTTCACTTGAGCAAACCACTATAGAACCTGTAACAGGAATTTCAGCTACTATGTCTCTTGGAAGTCATGCTGAAATACCAGGTCAAATAATAGGTGTTTCAGGATTATCAATTACATCAGCTTTAGGAGAAGAAGGGCCTATAACTGCAGATGCAATAGTAACTCCTACAGGCATACAATTGACAGGATCGGTAGGAAGTCCTAATATAACTGCGTGGGCAGAAATAGATTTAGGAGTCAACAATGTTTGGACACCCGTTGATCTAGCAGCTTAAATAATGTATTATACATATTACTAAGGAGATTTTTTATGGCATCAAGTTACTCAAGTGATCTTAAACTAGAATTAATGGTAACCGGTGAAAACGCTGGTACATGGGGTGATAAAACAAACACAAATTTAAACTTAGTTCAACAAGCCATTGCTGGTTTTGAACAAGTAACTCTTTCATCTGGAGGAACATTAGCACTTGTGATGTCTGATGGTGCGCTTTCAAATGCAAGAAATTTAGTTATCAAATTTGCAACTGCAACAATTGCAGCGAGCACAGTTTGTACTATTCCAGATTCAATAGAAAAATTTTATATCTTTGATTGTACAGGATTAACAAATCCAACAAACCTTACAATTAAAACTGCTTCAGGAACAGGATTCTCTCCTGACGCTGCAAAAATTTATGCAGCTTATTCTGATGGAACTAATTTAAAGGAAGT